GATTACTTGCTTTCTGAAAGTGCGACTGAATTAAGAAAAGCCATTGAAGATTTCAAAGCAAATGGAAAAGGGGATCTTGCAACAAGTCATTTAATTAAAGAAGCTGTAGCATTAACTAAATGGAAAGCATCTAAATTGTTGCCAAAATACAATGACAATGCACAGAAACTACAGCTTTCAAATGCTGATAATAAGCCATTGATTGTCAAATGGTCTAAAGATTAATTTAAATTAATTCAATAAAATCAATATTAATATCCTTGAACAACTGAAGTTTTCGCAACCTATTTGTAAAAAGTTGCCTTCACATCATATAAGCAATTTTTTTTGTGAGTTATGCCTCTGTTCGCTTGTTGCGTTAATATAATTTAATTTATTCGCTTGTAAGTCGCTTCTGATACTAGATCGTTATCACTGCAAATTAAAAAGAGCATATTTTTTATGGGGGGTTTTGAAAAGGGTGTCCCCTTCTAGGATTTTTTGCGTTGCGTATATTACGTTAGGAGGTATATATATCTAAACAAGGAGAGCCGATAATGTTTAAAACAGATAAACCAAAGATTCATGCGTTAGTTGTTATTTCAGAATCAACTAATTCTGTCATAATACATTTTGATGGCTTTAACGATTTAGATGAAGCACATGACTTCAGCGATTACATGATTGAAGAACTAGGAATAAACCCATTGCAATATACTTTGAATAGAACTATTCATTAAGGGGGGTTTTATTTAAAAATGGCAGAAATCACAATTCCATATACACCTAGAAAACTACAAAAATTTTTGCACAATGAGATGCTTAAGCACCGATTTAATGTAGTTGTTGCACATAGGAGGTCTGGCAAGACTGTAATGTGTATCAATCACATGATTAGAGATGCTTTGACCAACCCTAAACCTAATCCAAGATATGCCTTTATTTCGCCAACATTCAAACAAGGTAAATCTACTGCATGGGATTACATAAAAAATTTCGGCAAAAACATACCATTTGTTAAATTCAATGAATCAGAATTAAGATGCGATTTTCCTAATGGTGCAAGGATTACAATTTTAGGTGCAGAGAATGATCAGGCATTGAGAGGTATATTTTTAGATGGTTGTGTCATGGATGAAACCCAAAGCATATCTCCAACGATATTTCCAGAGATTATCAGACCTGCATTGGCAGACCGAAAGGGATGGTGTATTTTTATTGGCACACCCAAAGGACAAAATTATTTTTACAAATTACACAAAGATGCACAAGAGCAGAAGGATTGGTGGACTGGGGTGTTTAAGGCAAGTAAAACTAATATACTAGATCAAGATGAATTAGACTCTGCTAAACAAATGATGTCAGAAGATTTATACGACCAGGAATTTGAGTGTTCATTTCAAGCTGCAATTACTGGATCATACTATGGAGCAATCATTGAGGAATTAGAAAAGACAAATAAAATTACTGATGTACCTTATGATGAAAATTTAGATGTGGAAACATGGTGGGATCTAGGATTAAAAGACTCTACAGCTATTTGGTTTGTTCAAAGGTATAAAGATGAAATTAGAGTTATTGATTATGAAGAATCATCTGGAGAAGGATTAGATTTCTATGCTGACCTGCTAGACTCCAAACCTTATAAATATGATAGACATATAGCTCCACATGATATAAAAGTTAGGGAATTAGGAGCTTTCGGAAAATCAAGATTAGAATCAGCTCTTGAATTAGGTATATCTTTTGATATAGCTCCAAAACTTTCTATTGAAGATGGGATTGAAGCTGTTAGAAAAGACTTACCTAAATGTTATTTTGATAAAAATAAAACATATCAAGGAGTAGAGGCTTTGAAGGCTTACCAAAAAAAGTGGGATGATAAAAACCAATGTTTTAAAAACAGACCCATTCATAACTTTGCCAGTCATCCAGCAGATGCTTTTAGATATGGTTGTACTTTTGTTGGTGGCAAAATGACTAACTGGAAAGAGCAAATTGATATTAACACAAGTTACATAGTTTAGTATGGCAGATAAAAAAATAGAATTTGATTTAAAATTAAAAAGCCTTCTTGGTAATCACATAGAAAATGCTTTAGGATATTTAGGTGGTAATCTTTCTGAAGGTAGAAAAAAATCTATAGAATATTATTTAGGAGATAAACTTGGAACAGAAATAGATGGTCGTTCACAAGTAGTATCAACTGATGTATCTGATACGATTGAAAGTATCTTACCAAATTTATTAAGAGTATTCACAGCATCCGATAAAGTTGTTAAATGTGAACCTGTAACTGCTGAAGATGTACCTCTAGCTGAACAAGCAACTGCATATTTAAATCATGTCTTTTACAAAGACAATGATGGCTTTCAATTATTATATAATTTTTTTAAAGACGCATTGATTGAAAAAAATGGATTCTTAAAAATTTATTGGGATGAATCTGAAACTGTTGAGTTTGAAACTTATGAAAACTTATCAATGGAAGATAAAGAAGCATTATCTGATACTAAAGATGAAATAGAAATTATTGAAGAAGAAGAATTTGAAGATGAGGATGCTAAAGAAGAATTTGAAAAAGTAATAGAACAATATGAAGCTCAAGGTATGACAGAGCTTTCAGAAATAAAAACTCCTGACTTTGTTTTATATAATTGTAAAATTAAAAGAATTAAAAAAACTGGTAAAATAAAAATTGAATCTGTACCCCCTGAAGAATTTTTAATTGATCGTAATGCTAAAACAATTCAAGAAGCAGATTTTGTTTCTCATAAAGTTTTAATGTCAAGATCAGACTTGGTGGCTATGGGTTATCCAGAAGATGAAGTAAATAAAATTCCTGCATCAAGTGATGATATTTATAATAGCGAAGATATGGTCAGGCAAAGAAATGTAGATGAATATCCAGTAGATAATTATACTCAAGGTCAAAACACAAAAGTTTTAATTTATGAATCTTATGTAAGATATGATGAAGATGAAGATGGTATTGCAGAACTGCGAAAAATAATTTCAGCAGGAGATGATGGTTCTATGGTGTTAGAAAATATGCCATGTGATAATATTCCATTTGTAACAATTACACCTATACCAATGCCACATAGATTTTATGGTAGATCAGTTTCTGAATTAGTTGAAGATATTCAATTAATGAAATCAACTGTAATGCGACAGCTATTAGATAATATGTATTTAACAAATAATAATAGAGTTGCAGTTATGGATGGCATGGTGAACATGGATGATCTATTAACAACTAGACCTGGTGGTGTGGTTAGAACTAAACAACCACCGAATCAAGTTATGCAACCTTTACAAGCTCAACCAATATCTAATCAAGCATTTCCATTATTATCTTATTTAGATACTGTTAGAGAAGCAAGAACAGGTATTACAAAATCAGCACAAGGACTAGATGCAGATACATTAAATTCTAAAACTGCAACTGGTGTAAATGCTTTGATGACACAAACACAAATGCGATCAGAATTGATTGCAAGAATATTTGCTGAAACAGGTGTTAAAGATTTATTTAAAAAAATATTTGAACTTATGGTTAAGTATCAAGATAAACAAAGAGTTGTAATGATTAATAATATGTATGTTCCTGTAAAACCTACAGAATGGAAAGATAGATTTAATATATCAATCGTTGTAGGACTTGGTACAGGTTCTAAAGAACAACAAACAGTTACATTAAATAGTATTTTAGAAAGACAGATACAAGCATTTCAATTACAAGGTGGAAAAGAAATGCCTATGGTTACATTAAAAAATATTTATAATACTTTAACTAAAGTAATTGAGAATGCAGGACTTAAAAATGTAGAAAGTTACTTTGTTGATCCTGATATAGGCAAACAAATGATGCCACCTCCTCAACCACCACCTTTAACTCCTATTGAAAAAATAGAATTTACTAGAATTGATGCAGAGAATAAGAGAAAAATTGCTGATGTTGAGTTAAAATACAAAGAGCTACAACAAAAATCAGAAGAAATGGCTTTAGATTTTGAAGCAAAGATAAAAGAAATAGCATTAAAATATAATACACAACTAGATACTACTAAAATAAAAGCTGATGCAGACCTAGATAAGATTATGATGGCTAATCAATCCAAGATTCTTGAAAAAGCACAACAATCTGCTAATATGTTCAGCAAACAAGTACAAGGACTAGATGAAAATCAAAGACCAGGCAAGGAGATCGGAGGAGATCAGCCGATCCAACCAAGCCAAACAAATACTGGAGAGTAAAATTTTTATAGAGGCTGTTGATTCTCTAAAAAAACTTTACTCTGAAGCACTACTTGAAAAAACTGGTGCTAAAGAAAGTGATACCAGAGAAAAACTTTGGATTGCTTATAATGTTGTTGGAAAAGTAGAACAGCATCTTCAGACTGTTATTGAAACAGGGAAACTTGCTTCAAAACAATTAGAAGATTTTAGAAAACAACAAGATAATACAAAATTTTAACCACAATGGTTAGAATAAGCCAAGTCGCAAGACAGCTTAACTATGGAGGACTATATGTCTGACTCAAACCCTTTACTGAATAATAGTTCAGTACAAGGTGCTGCTAAACATATTGAAGGTTTGATGGACACCAAAGGTGTTATCAACAAACCACAAGAAGAAGCAACACCAGTTGAACCGAAAGAAACAGAAGCGAAAGCTGAAGATAATCAAGAAGTTCAACAACAACCTGAAGCTCAACAAGAGGAAACTCAAGAAGCTCCAGTTGAAGAAGAAGCATCACAAGATGAAAATGCTATTGAAGAACAAACAACCAATCTACACCAAGTTACAGTTAATGGTGAAAAGATTGATGTTGACCTTGAAGAATTAAAAGCAGGTTATCAAAAAGATGCCGACTATAGACGAAAGACTGAAGAAATAGCGATTGAAAAAAGAG